ACTGATCAGGAAGGATATCCAAATAGCATTACATGGCCAATTGAACCGATAGGATAATTGTCATGGCAAAATTAAAATACTATGCACTATGCTGCAGGAATATGCATTCCACTAAAAGGCATTTAAATTATATACCAAAAGAAGATTTGGTTATAGTATTAAATTCTTGGACTACGGAAGGTGGTGAAATAGGTGAGGTTAATGCTCAATACCTAATAGATGCCGAAGCTTGGTGTATTGCTGAAGGTCTTGAGTATTATATCACACCTAGCGATGGTACGCCTTCTACGGGGAAAAACTCTGTAATGTCGCTTTTTCGCGAGTCTGATAACGATTACATGGTATTAGTTGATGGTGATGATTATCTTACACCTCATGGTGTATGGTTATATAATCAGATCGCACAAAGCGTTTCACCTCCAGATGCAATTGCTCTAGAGTACCAATACGGAATTGCTGCTCATTTTATGTATCAGTATGCACCAAATGGATCAAATCCAGAACATATTCCAGGGTATGGATATAGATCGTTTATGCATAATCATAAGTGGTGGCAGGAGACACTAGCTGGAACATATATTCCGGTTATTGATGAATATTCAAGAAGATTAAACGAAGCTCATACTAAGGTATATTCATTCGCTTATGAATATATTAATAACTGGGAACACCATTTAAGGTTAACGTTTTACTCTAAGAAAGCTGCAGCTGAAGAATTTGTATTTGATCCTGAATTAATAGTAGGCGAAGATACTATGCAGTATAATAACCTAAAATATGCCTGGAGTCAAGGCGATATTGATTTGCGGCATCTCCATGAAATATATCCATCATACATATATGATCAAAGAGTTGATGGCATAGTTCAATACGCAAATAGGAGAAACGAAGATTGGGGCAGTGTTGATTGGATGGAAAGACTTGGCGTTGAGTATGATAGAATGATTACTGAAGGTAAAGCCATTACAGCAACACCAGAATATGTTAATCTACCAGAATTTCCTGATGATTATATACCTGATACTGATGGTTTAATTAACTATCCGCATAAAGAAGTAAAATATTAAAGTACCAAAGAATTTATTTAAACGAATATAAAATGTCGTATAAATAATAGTGGATGCCGAATTGGTCGGGTCCATTTTTTTAACCTTGCTACATGTAGGAGGAAACACACATGGTAAGAAATACTACTATGAACGTACCGCGTTCACTATTTATTGGGTTTGAGCCCATACTAAATGAACTTGAGAGAATCCACTCTGCTGGAAGATCACAAGACAATTATCCACCCCACAACGTTGTAAAAATCGATAATGAACATTTCATTATTGAATTAGCTGTTGCTGGATTTACTAATGATGACATTAGCATCGAAGTAAAGGATGGCATTCTTTTAGTTAAAGGCGATAAATTTGTTAATGACGATCGTGAATACGCTCACAAAGGTATATCATCCCGCAAGTTCGAGAAGTCCTTCCGACTCTCTGAATTTGTTGTAATAGATGGGGCTGATCTTGTGAATGGTATACTTGTGGTTAACGCCAGAGTTGAAGTTCCAGAAGAGAGGCGTCCTCGGAAGATCGAAATCGGATCTACTGGGACATCAACGAAGAAGGGTTTACTCAATGAGTAATTCCGGTGAGCAGCGAAAACCCAGTGGGTTGTAATAAACTATCTACTGGAGTCAGACTATGGGTTACATACGTAAGCACAAGCATGACATTAGATCTGGATTCGAAGCAACTTTACTAATAGCTGGGATATTATGTTTATCTCCGTTTATTATGATGGTAGCTGCGAGTTCATACTAAGTCACTTTAAAGAAGACGGGAGGGAGTAATCCTTCCCAACTTTTTAAAAATAAACCTTTACATTATGTCCAAACTATGATATAATATACTCTATTATTCGATATGGTTATACTATGAAATTTTACACATCTATCTCACGTTATGGCAATAATCTTCTCTATAGAGGTTACAGTAACGGCAAAAAAATTCAAACAAAAATTAAGTACAAACCGACATTCTATGTCAATACACCTAATCCTACACCATTTAAAGCATTAGATGGAACTAAAGTTGCGCCTATCAAATTTGAAGATATGCGTGAAGCTAAAGATTGGCTTGCGTCAAACCAACATACTGCAGGCCGACTGATTTACGGTAACAACAAACATATTCCAGCATATATTAATGAAGCATTCCCTGGCAATATTAAGTTTGATCGTAACCTTATTAACGTAACAACAATTGATATTGAAGTACAATCAGATGCTGGCTTTCCTGAACCAGAACATGCTGCTCATGAAGTAACAGCAATCTGTATGAAAAACAATATCGATAAGACCTTTTACGTCTGGGGTCTTAAAGACTATGACGTAGAAAAAACATACATGACAGAAAATCGTGTAGTATACGAAAAGTGTATGACCGAATCAGAACTCCTATTAAAATTCATTGCTCATTGGTCTTTACCATCTCAATGCCCAGATGTTATTACTGGTTGGAATTCACGATTCTTTGATATTCCATACCTTGTTAATCGTATCATTAAAATCCATGGTGAAGAGTTCGTTCGTAGATTATCTCCCTGGGGTTTGATCGATCGTCGTGATGTCAATACAATGCAGCGTAAACAGTGCGCTTATGAAATTCAAGGTATCGCTCAAATGGATTACCTTGATCTATTTCGTAAATTTGGTTACTCATATGGTCCACAAGAATCATACAAGCTTGACAATATTGCTCACGTAGTACTTGGAGAACGTAAGCTTTCTTATGAAGAACATGGTAACCTTCATACTCTTTACATACACGATCATCAAAAGTTTATTGACTACAATATTAAAGACGTAGACTTGGTAGATCGTTTCGAAGATAAGATGGGTCTTATTACATTAGCTCTTACTATGGCTTATCGTGGTGGTGTTAACTATGGCGATGTCATGGGTACAACTGCCATATGGGATTCTATTATCTTTCGTAATCTACATGCAAATAACGTCATCGTTCCATTCGGCGAAGAAAAGTTTAAATCGCCATATCCAGGTGGCTTTGTAAAAGATCCACATGTTGGAATGCACGAATGGGTTGTTTCTTTTGATTTGAACTCACTGTATCCATCAATCATTATGCAAAATAACATGTCTCCTGAAACTATTATCAATGGTAAAGTTGCTAATGTTACTGTTGATAGTCTTCTAAGTGGCGATGTTAAACCTAAGCTTGAAGCTAATGAATGTGCTTCAGCATCTGGTCAGTATTTTACTACTGATGCACAAGGTATCCTACCAAAAATTATTGATGAAATGTATAGTGAACGTGTTGTAATCAAACGCGCAATGATCAATGGTCAAAAGGAACTTGAAAAGGTTGACAAAAACAACAAACAAGAATTGTATCGAGTTCAACGCGATATTAACATCGCTGAAAATCAACAAATGTCTATTAAGATTCTTCTAAACAGTCTTTATGGCGCACTTGGTAACAAATACTTTAGATTCTTTGATCAACGTATTGCTGAAGGTATTACTCTATCTGGTCAGCTTACTATTCGCTGGGCTGAAAAGGCTATCAACGAATATCTCAATAAGATTCTTAAAACCAAAAAAGACTATGTTATTGCTATCGATACAGATTCTGTTTACGTAGTACTCGATGATCTTGTTAAAGCTGTTAGTCCTAAGAATCCATTGGAATTTATCGATACTGTTTGTAAGGAAAAGCTTGAAACTGTTCTTGAAGAAAGCTATGCTGATTTGTTTAAAGTCATGGGTGGTATCGAAAACAGAATGGTCATGAAACGTGAAGCAATTGCTGATCGTGGTATCTGGACAGCAAAGAAAAGGTATATCCTAAACGTTCTTGATAATGAAGGTGTTCGATATGCTGAACCAAAGCTTAAAATTATGGGTATTGAAGCTATTAAGTCTTCTACACCAGCTCCATGTCGTACAGCTCTTAAGCAAATGTTTAGGACAATAATCAGTGGTTCTGAATTAAAGGTTCAACAAGATATTGAAACCTTTAGAACGTACTTTAAAACTCTGCCACCTGATGAGATTGCCTTTCCACGAGGTATAACTAACCTTACTAACTATATGGATAATCAAACAATATACAAAAAAGGTACACCAATTCATGCTCGTGGTAGTATCATGTATAACAAATTACTTGTAGACAAATCGCTTACTAAGCAATATAACAAGATCCAAAATGGTGAAAAGATTAAGTTTATCTACCTTCGAACACCTAATCACATAAAGGAAAATGTAGTATCCTTTCTTGATTATTTGCCTGAAGAGTTTGGTCTACATCGCTACATTGATTATGACACTCAGTTTGATAAAACATTCTTAGGTGTTATTGATCCAATACTTCAAGCTGTTGGTTGGAACTCAAAAGACATAGCAACGCTTGATGAATTCTTTTAAAATAAACCTTTACATTCAACCAAAACTATGATATAATATAACTATTATGAAAGGAGATACAAATGACAATTAAATTATTAAGACTTACTTCAGGTGAAGAAATCATCGTAACTATTACTAGCTCTTCGCAGGACTCAGTTACGTTTGAAAAGCCTGTAGCGTTATATGCAGCTGAAGAAGGTAAACTAGGCTTTATGCCTTATGTTCCATACACAAAGGCTGAAAATGGACTAACTATCAAATCAGAACATATTCTATTTGCAGTTGATCCAATTGACGAAGTACTAGAGCAATACAAATCTGCTACTAGTGTTATCCAACTTACACAACCATCGAGTATTATTCTATGAACTGGGTAAAAGATATTAAAGCCATGCATGCTAAATATGGTGTACATGAATGGGTTAAAGCTAATCCTGAAAAACTAGAACAGCTACTTCAATTCCGTGTAGCGTTCCTTAAAGAAGAGTTTGATGAAACATTTAAAGCTACTGGTGAGAAGGACGCTGAAGAAATCGTTGATGGTCTTATTGATCTATGCGTAGTAGCAATTGGTACCTTGGATGTCATGGGTATTGATGCCGATGAAGCTTGGTATAATGTACATAAAGCTAACATGGCAAAAGAAGTTGGTGTAAAAGAATCTCGTCCAAATCCATTAGGTCTTCCAGATTTAATTAAACCTGAGGGCTGGAAAGCTCCTGACCACACTGGTAACCATGGTCTTTTAGTAAATTTATAATATGAGTAGCGCATGATATCTTTGACAATATTTGATAGTATATACGATAACAAAACATCTAAGAGAGTTGATTATGATTCCTTTGATGATTTTGAAAAGGTTTTGTACAAATTAGCAAGTGGTGATAAGTATCAAAAGAAAACTGATGCTCCTTTAATATCACCTGCTACATATAAGACCGAAACCACTCGAGCTAATGCTAATGTTGTTAGCTGGGGTGGTTTCGGCATTGTAGATGTTGATGACTATGAAGGATCTATTGAAGATATTCATGAAAAATACGCAAAATATAAATACGTTTGCTATTCAACAGCAAGTTCAACAAAGACACATCCAAAATTTAGATTAGTATTTCCATTGACTCAATCAGTACCAGCTGATAAGATCAAACATTTTTGGTTTGCTTTAAACAAAGAAATAGGAGACATTGCAGATGCACAAACAAAAGACCTTAGTAGAATGTACTACGTCCCTTCAAGATATAAAGATGCCTACAACTTTATATTCACTCATGATGGGGTCACCATGGATGCAAACCAACTTATGGAACAGCACCGATATGTTGTATCCAATGAATCGTTTTTCGATAAGTTACCAGAATCTATTCGAAATGGACTCGTCGAACACAGAAAAAATCAACTCAAGAACACTAACTTTTCATGGACTGGATATAAAGACTGTCCTTTTGTAAATAAAAAACAGGTAGAAGACTACAAACGTATTACTAACTCAGGTTGGTATTTACAGATGTATAAGATTATGGTATCAACTGCTGGCAATGCAATGGCTCGAGGTTATCCAATCTCTGCTAAAGAAGTTGCTTGGGTTTGTTCAGACTTGGACAATGAAACCGGTGGTTGGTATGGTAAGCGCGATATGACTAAAGAAGCTGAAAGGGCAATTGATTTTGTCTTTCGAAATAATATATAGGAGAAAAAGATGGGTATTAAAATGTTAGGCAGTCAAGTTCTAGTAACGGCTGTAGTAAAAGAACAAACAACAGCCGGTGGTATTATTCTTACAGCTGACACAACCAAAGGATCTAAGCCAGGTTTAGTTTTGTCTGTTGGACCATTGGCTATTGATGAAGTTGAATCAGGTCAAAGAGTATTTCTTGATTGGAATAAAGCTATGGCTGTTGATTATGAAGGCGAACCTGCTGCAATTATTGATGTTGATTGGATTAAAGCGGTGATTTCGTAATGTATACATATAAAGCACACGTAACAAGAGTTGTTGATGGTGATACTATTGATGTCGATATCGATCTTGGTTTTGGTATGGTCTACAAGAAGCAACGTGTTCGTATGATGGCCATTGATACTCCAGAATCTCGAACTCGTGATCTTGAAGAAAAGTTTTATGGTAAAGAGTCTAAGTACTTTTTACAGGATTTGATTCAATCAGTTGAAGACAAAGTTACTTTGATCTCTCATGAGAAAGGTAAGTTTGGTAGAATTCTTGGTGAAATCTTTATTGAAGGCGAAGAAAAATCTGTTAATCAATTGATGGTTGATAATCACCATGCAGTTCCATATTATGGTGGTAATAAAGATCTTACCAATGAACATCATATGCTAAATCGAAAAGCTCTTAATGAACAGGGTATCATTTACGAAGGTTAAATTATGAAAGACCAATTGAAAGAACTACTACAACATTCTGTCATTATCGATAAGGGTGTTGTAGTTCGTAGAACTAAGTGGATGGCTGATGGTATTATATCAAATAAAGATAAAACTTATGATACTAGAACTGATGAAAAAATCTACATAGACACTTTAAGCGGAGTTATTTGCGAAGTTGGAGTTGCTATGTTATGTGGTCGTTTAAATGAACAAGTATTTGATCATAAGACTAGGGATACATATGCGTGGGACGTATGGAGCAGCCTAAAGCTTAAAAACCGAATAGAAGTTAAATTACACAAAGAACAATGGTACACATTCTATCCAAAGAAAGTCGAGACTATGGTAAGGAATATCGAACATCAGGCGTTTGATTATCTAGTTACTGCTAATTACGTTGAAGAAGATAATTACTATGTGGTAACACCTAGGCTTATCATTGAACCTAAGACCTTTAAATTCTACTCAAGACGATCTAAGTACGCAGAATCTAAGACTTCGTATTACAATCATAACGCCGCAGTCACAGATGGCGAGTGTATTAAATTATTTTAAAATAAATGAAAATAAACGTTTACAAAACACTAAAAGTATGATATAATATACTCATATTAAAAAATAAAGATACAGGTGATTACAATTGGCAAAATTCGATGAAAACAAAACTCCATTTGGCTTAGTCCCGCCTGAAGCATTAGCTCAAGTAGCTGATGTTCTAGGCTTTGGTGCTGAAAAGTATGGTGTTAATAATTGGCGAATCGATGGTGATTCAACAAGCTGGATCAGAACATATTCATCTGTACAGCGTCATTTAAACTCGTGGCATAGTGGTGAAGATATAGATCCTGAATCTGGTATGTCTCACTTAGCTCATGCCGCAACTCAAATCATGATTCTTATGACTCATGCAATCGAACATCCTGAAGTAGACGATAGGTATAGCAAATGAACATAGCAGATATTAGAAACCATTTTATTAAAGAACTCGCAAATGAAAACTATACTACTGATCGTAATGGTAGTAAGACTATTGAGTTAATTGGTGCATCGTTTATCGCAAATGAAGATGCTATATTTGGCACTCCAAATCGTGATTACATTGAAACTGAACTTGAATGGTATGATTCAGAATCTACAAATGTAAATGACATATACGATGATTATCGAGAAGTTCCAGCTGCATGGTTAATGACTGCAAATGCTCATGGCGAAATTAATTCGAATTATGGTCATCTAATCTATAGTGCTAAGTATCATACTCAGTATGATCAAGTTCTTTGTGAGTTGACCAATAATCCTGATTCTCGTAGAGCTTCAATGATCTATACTCGTCCATCTATTTGGATTGAGTATTGCGAAAATGGTAAGAATGATTTTATCTGTACCAACGCAGTCACATATTATATTCGTGATAATGCTTTACATTGTGTTGTTCAAATGCGTTCTAATGATGTTATCTTTGGATATCGAAATGATTATGCTTGGCAAGACTATGTTCTTCGTAACTTAGCAAACGATCTTTCTATTGATGTTGGTGATATGCATTGGCAAGTCCAAAATCTTCACGTATATGAAAAACACTTTGATTTGGTGAAATAATGAGTTGGGATATTTCAAAATCATATAAATGGGATAAACGTTATATTGAGTTAGCAGCTCATATTGCCGAATGGTCAAAAGATCCATCGCGTAAAATAGGATCAGTTGCTGTAGGAAATAAAGGGCAAGTGTTAGCGCAAGGTTATAATGGGTTTCCACGTGGTATTGCTGATGACGAATCTACATATATAAACCGAGTAACTAAGTATGAACGTGTAGTACACGCTGAAATGAACTGTATATATAATGCAACGTATAATGGAACTTCTCTTGATGGAGCTACGTTATACATACATGGACTACCAGTTTGTTCAGAATGCGCTAAGGGTATTATACAAGTTGGTATTAAACGTGTTGTAACTAAAGAGATTGATGATTCTATGCCAGAACGATGGGTACAATCTAATAAATTAACTAAAATGTTATTTGAAGAAGCAGGAGTACAATATGACTTTATCTAAATATGATAGATTTGACCTAGAACAAGCTATTATGGCTGCATGGGGTACATGCGAAGATATTGATTTGATTTATCACAATACTGATAATTTGGATTTAAACGCTGAGGATTGCGATAATATACAAAACCAACTATTAGGTTTAAAATCTATCACTGAACTACGCTTTGAAAGGGTGTGGCATATTTTTGAAGAACTTATACATCATCAAAAACTTGAAGTAGCTGATGATGACATTGTTGATTTTGATGATATTGAGGATTCAATAATTGATGATATTGATGATGAAGTATATCATCCACATCCTAAAGATTCTGCAGCAAAGCTGGACGAAGAATATATGTCTATGCTGAATGATATAGATAATCTTAAAGGTATGGTAAAATAGCTTAACGCGCTCTTAGCTCAGCTGGATAGAGCATCGGCCTTCTAAGCCGAGGGTCTCAGGTTCGAATCCTGAAGGGCGCACCAATTTTATATAAATAAATAAAAGGTAATGATTATGAATTTAGTAAAAGATGAAAATGGTAAACAATTTATAAAAATTGATATGTATCAAGATTTTGTTGATGACTTATTTTTAGCAAGATTAAACATTGCTATAGAAGATCTAGAAGGTTATATGCAGAACCCTGAATCTGCTCATCCTGAAGATCTTAAAGTTTACACTGAACAACTTGCAGCACATCGCAAACTTTTAGAGTGGTATACTCCACAGTAGGTCCTATTGCCTCAATCAATAGGTGGTGCACTCGGCCCTTGAGTTTCATTCCTCAAGCAAAATAATTGAATGAATGGTGCCCAGGAGAGATAGTGAGTAGAAAGAATGGTATATTATTATTAAGAACTTTATTATTGATATGGTTAGCAGTTTCAGTAAAAAACACTGATGATCTATATGGCGTGAGATATAGTATGAGAAGTTTTGAAGAATGTAAAAAGGTAGTTGATTATGAAACCAGTGAAAAATAAGAAAACGTTAGATTGGTACGTAAAGTGGGTAGCTTCAGTCTTTGTTCTAGCCGCTATGTCTATTAGAGGCGTTGATGGTCTACAATTTGTAGATCTATCTTTGTCTGCTATTGGAATTATGTTATGGTTATGGGTGTCTATTCTCTGGCAGGATAGAGCTCTTATATTACTTAATGGTATTGGATTGATATTTTTATTGAATAATATTACATCTTCCCTTTACATTTGATCAAAAGTGTGATATAATATACCTTATAACTACTTAAACAAACGGTGAGCTACTCTGATTAAAACCCAGTCAACCTCACATTAAAAAACTGAAATAAAGGGAAACATAAATGTCTAAAATTAATATCGCAATTGCCGGTGTTGGCAACTGTTCATCTGCACTGGTTCAAGGTGTTCAATACTATAACGAAAATCCAGAAGATACAATTGGCCTAATGTTTCAAGACATTGGTGGTTATTCAGCTCCGAATTTTAACTTCGTGGTTGGCTTTGACGTTGATTCTCGTAAAGTTGGTCAACGGCTAAATAAAGCAATTTACGCAGAACCAAATTGTAACATGGAAGTATTTCCTCCAGGTCATGACATGAGCTGTATTGCTAATGAGTCGATTGTATATCGTTCGCCTACGTTGGATGGTATCGCGCCTCACATGCATGATCTAGATAAAGCTATTACGTTTTTGGAAGATACAGAAACAACTCCAATTACTGCTTCTGAATACCGTGATATTCTTAAAGCTCGTAATGTTGATGTCCTACTTAACTATATGCCAGTAGGTTCAGAAGAAGCTGCCAGATGGCACATTGAAAATGCTATTAGATCCGGTGTTCATGTTGTTAACTGTATGCCAACTTATATTTCTACTAAAGATGCTATGGAATTAGAACAGCTTGCTATCGAACATGGTGTAACAATTGTTGGTTCTGATATGCGTTCTGATTATGGTGCGTCTCGTTTGTCTGAAGTCCTTCAAGGATCTATTATGGATTCTGGTTTATTGGTAACTCAGCATATTCAAGAAAATAAAGCTTGTGGCACAACTCAAGGTGATATGCGTCGTACAGGTCGTACTGCTAATACAGACTTCCTAAACATGGCAACTAAAGATCGTTTGAAGAACAAACATATCTCTAAAGAAAATGTACTAAATGGCCAAGCCGCAGTACGTGGTAAGGATATTGCTGGTCTTACAATGTATGCTGGTCCATCACTTACAGTTTTCCAAAAACCAGGCGATGAGTACATCGGATCAGATAACAAGATTGCTAATATTGACATGGTGTTTTGGGGTTGGGCTGGAGCTCGTTATGAATTGACTGCTAGATTATCTGTTCAAGATTCTCCAAATAGTGCTGGTATCGTTTACGATGCTATTCGATTCGTTAAGGTTGCTTCTGAAATGGGTATTGTTGGTTACTTACGTGGTCCATCAGCATGGTCACAAAAGACTCCACCACAGCAACTTAAAACTGCTGATTCTAAGTTTGAATGTGACGCATTAGCTCGTAGAGTTCTAACTGATATTACTCGTCCACAACTTAAAGAAAATAATCCTAAAGTCGAAAACCTAACTTATACATTCCAATCAGGTGAAAATGACTATGCCTAAGCAGTTAATTAATACCTTTGATATTGATGGTGTAATCTATTTTGGCGAGGACGTAACTGGTGTGCGTCCTGGTCGGGCTGATGTCATCATCACTGGTCGTTCTTACCAACAAGAACTAGAAACAATTAGTATGCTAAAATCTAGGCAAATTCATAACCACGTTATGTTTAATCCACTAAAACGAAGCGATGACGCATATAGTCGAAAAGCTTCAGGTATTCATAAAGCTAAATGTATCACAAAGCTTAAAGAATCATTTAAGATTGGACTACACTTTGAGGATGACCCTATTCAAATTGAAGAAATCAAAAAGGTTCATCCAGACTTAAACGTAATTCATTTAGTGCGAGAGGGCTTAATTGGCTACTAGTTCTTACAATTATGATTGGTGGTCATTTGATAAAGACCTTATGCTCGACTTTAATCATTTCTTAAAAAAGATTAACGATCGTGCTGCTATCAAACAAGGTTTTACTAATGATCAATACGAAAATTTAAATCGTCATGGTGTAATTGATCATGGCTTAGGGGAAAACGTAGAGTACTTTCATCCAACAATTACATTAGATGATCGTATGAGATTTATTGGTACTGAAATTGCAACATCTAGAATGAGCGATACTAATATTGTGGGTAACACTATCATATCTCACTTCTATGGAGCTCGTGGCGTTCACTGGGTAGTATCAGGCAAGGAAGGAACCTTTGTTGATTTTGATCGTATTGCTGATGGCGATGCTGATTATATTAAGTCTCTACGTAATAACGTTGATAAAGCTATAAGAAATAAACAACCTATCTGGGGAACGACTGAGTTACATACGTCTATTCAAACATCTGGTAGAAACTATTGTCGTAAAAAGTACAATGAACCTGATCGTAAGTTTCATCCAGTTGATGTAAGCGAATGGGTTGCTTCTTTTAGAGACAGCAAAATCATTGAAGGTATGCTAGCGGCTAAAGATCTTTTTGAAGTGTTTACTTTGTTGAAAACTTTACCAGGAGTTGGCGAATACTATGGTTTCCATTGCGCTACTTCTACGTCGGTTTTGCCTCAAATGAAATACCATCATGACCAAAGATTCGTAGCCCCAGGACCAGGAGCAGTTTATACGATAAAATTACTATGGCCAGATGTTCCTAATAAATATCTAGCTGAAGCAATTTACTTTATAAGAGAAAACGCTGCTGAAATTGGTTTAACTAAGGATGTTATCTTTCATGAATCGGGCTACAATATAGAATTAGACAATGGCTCTTATCTTTTTAATGAGCAACAGAATGGATTAAAGTATTATGGTACTGAGGTTCTATGTTGTCAGTATGGTGTATATCTACAAATAAGAGATGATGAAAAGGCATGTGGAAGACGCCAAGTAGCAAGAGCTAAAGCACCACAAAATAATTTAAGTGCATTCTTTTAAATGAAAAATATAATTAACTGTCCATTTATACCTATCGCAAAAAGGCATGCTTCTCATAGAGGAGCTCAAGGCGTTATATATGGCGATATGATTAAGGAAAAATATGGAAACTGTACCGTTAACTATGGCGGAGAAATTACTGAGCATAATGATTACGATAATCTATGGGTTTACCACGGTAGTGACTATAGCGGTGGTCTTAATATGTTTGGTGGCGTTTATGGTTTTCCATATGTTGCTAACACTGTTAACTTTTCTAAATTCAAAGGCCAAGTCTATTCTATAGGTATGGACTTTCCACCATATCACGAAATGATTAAAAACAAATTGGCTGCCGCTAAACGCGATGTTCAGCCAGAATGGTATAACGTTGATCTTGTTAATCTCGAAAGAATGTTTAATACAGCAATCAGAATTGATGTTCCTAATCAGACTCGTAATGTTATTATTGGTGATAGTCATGCGATATGTATGTATAGACCAGGATGGACAGTTAATAGTATTCCATTTAAAACTCTTAATGGCGCTTTAAACGATGGATTTAAATCGTTTATTCCTGATGAGTATGATGAACTACATTGTTATTTTGGTAATATCGATGTTCGTCACCACTTAATTAGATTAGAAGCAAGTGTAGAAGAATTGGCTGATAGATATATAACTGAAGCTAGTAAATACGATGCTAAAATATACGAGTTATTACCTATTGAACATGAATCACGAAAGCTTCCGCAGTCTGGTTACTATAAAGGTCAACCATTCTGGGGTTCATGGCAACAACGTACTGATATTCGTAATGAGTTTAATGACTATATTGAAAAACAGTATGGAATCATAAGATGGACTGATAAGTTACTAAATAAAGCAGGAGAACTTGACTTTAAGTATATGGAAAAGCCAAAGTCAATACATCTTTCTAGAGAGTTCTATCCATATTGGAATGGAATCGAAACTATAAATAATAATACACTTGAGGAATTTTTCTAATATGACAACCTGGGCAAGCATCGTTCCATTGATTGGTGGAGAAACCATCGCAATGGAGAATATCTTTAAAACAAGACCAGAATACTTTCTTACTTTTGACGGCTTTCAAGCTAATGAAGAACATTTAAGAAACTACTATAACAATGAGATACCTTACTTAAACCTCTCAGGGGGAGTCAAACACCCGTCTAACGTAGATGTAGTTAATACTATATGTCCATGTGCTGGTCTAAGTTCACTCAGCCCATCTGCTTCAAGTAACAATCCAGCAAATGATTGGATGGTAAAATCAGCCGAATACGTTCTAAGTGAAATGTCTCCAAAAGTTTTTTGGGGAGAAAACGCTCCAAGACTTGCTTCTAAGATGGGAGAGCCTGTAGTAAAAAGATTACGTAAACTAGCTGAAGCTAATGGTTATACATTTAGTATCTTTAAAACCAAATCATTATTACATGGTCTAAGTCAAGTAAGAGATCGTACGTTCTACTTCTTCTGGAAAGGCGATACAGTGCCATTGTTTGAATATATCAATATTCAACCAACAATGATTGCTGATGATATTAGAGCTGTAGTAAACGATAAAAATGATCCAATGTCTCAAATTTTGTGTAATGATAAAAAGCCATCTGATGATCCATATTACAAATTTATCTTAGACAGTATCGAGGGTGGGATTACTCATCAAGAGTTTGCTGCTAAGATTACTAAGACAATAAATGTGCAAGATTATATTGAAGAACACACAACCTATAACAAGGTTGCTGAGTGGATGCGAGAACATGGATTTGATAATGTTGCTCGTAAATGCGATAGAGCGTATCATAAGCTCAAAGCCGGTGGTAACATTATGCGTAAAGGTGTTGAAATTCCTAAGGATAAGATTGGAGCATTCGTAGGTCATATGCCAACAAGTATAGCGCATCCAGATGAAGATAGATTCTTAACAGTACGAGAAGCTATGTCGTTGATGAAACTACCAACTGATTATCAGATGGTCAATGCCAAAAGATCACTTAATCATATGTGTCAAAACGTACCAGTAACTACAGCTGAGCATCCGGCAGCCATGGTTAAAAAATACTTAGAAGGCAAGTTAGATTTTGTTGATACTAAGTTCATGGTACAAGATAATAAGAAAAGAAATTATAAATGTGAAAAAAACAGTTTACAATTGACTGAATTTATGTTATAATATACGTATCAATTAAATAAGAGAAGAGTAAATATGCCAAGTATAAAATTAACAGCCGAGCCACAAAAATACCGTAAAGGTAAAAATAACACACGGCCACCACAAGACATGCCATTTGATGTCGCACTACGAAAATTTAAGAAAGCTGTAGAAGCTGCAGGTATTCTACAAGATCTTCGTAAAAAAGAGTATTATGAAAAGCCTACATGGAAACGTAAGCGCAAGAAAGCCGAAGCAATTGCTCGTCATAAACGAGATTCAGCAAGTGAACAAACTCAATATGGTAGGAGAAAAGTACGATGAGTGTAATGGATAAACTAAGAAAGAATTCAAAGATTAAAACTACAGATATATTATCTGAAAGTATCTTCTTTGGTGACAAGTCCATGACTAAAACTGAAGTACCAATGATCAATGTTGCCTTATCCGGAGATCCAGATGGTGGTTTAACATCAGGTCTTACTGTACTAGCAGGTCCATCAAAACACTTTAAAACGTCATTTGCTTTACTTATGGCTGGTGCGTATCTTAAAGAAAATAAAGATGCTGTAATGTTGTTTTACGATTCAGAGTTTGGTTCACCCCAGTCATACTTTGAAGCTTTTGGTATCGATACTAGTCGTGTACTTCATACACCAATTACCGATGTTGAACAGCTTAAGTTTGATCTTGTTGGTCAATTAGATAACATTGATCGTAAAGATAAAGTGATTATTGTTATTGATTCTATTGGTAACCTTGCTTCTAAGAAAGAACTAGAAGATGCTTTGAACGAGAAATCAGTTGCTGATATGTCTCGAGCTAAAGCTATTAAGGGTTTATTCCGTATGGTAACACCTTACTTGACTATGAAAGATGTACCTCTATTGGCCATTAATCATACGTATCAAGAAATGGGTCTATTCCCTAAAGCTGTAGTTTCCGGTGGTACTGGTATTTACTATTCAGCTGATAATATCTGGATTCTAGGTCGTAGACAAAACAAGCAAGGTATGGAAGTTACTGGTTATGATTTCATAATCAATGTTGAAAAGTCACGAATGGTTAAAGAAAAATCTAAAATCCCAGTCTCAGTCTCTTGGGATGGTGGTGTCGAACGTAATTCAGGTCTACTTGAAATCGCTCTTGCTGGTGGTTTTGTTGTTAAGCCTAATAATGGTTGGTACTGTCGTGTAGATCAAGATACTGGTGAAATGGTTGAACCTAAGGTTCGCGAAAAGGCTACTAAAGAAGATGAATTCTGGGAACCTATTCTGAAAACTCAAAAGTTTAAAGACTTCTTGATTAAGCAATATCAGATTGGTCATAAATCTTTAATTGATTTTGATCCTGAAGCACCAAATAGTCCTTTACAAAACAACCAAAGTGTGGTATAATAGATGGATAATCATTACATTACGGTAGAACATCCGGATTCTGATTTTTATGCATTGCATCTAACTGATAAGTCTCCATTTGAAGGTGTTAGATTTATATATGGTACTGTGTCTATCAAGGAAGATACACAGTTAGGAATGGCAACTTTGTCATTTACATATAATATTTCTGATCCTGGAGACTTTGATCATGATGATCTATGTAAAGATCAGAAATTCAATGACTATATTGGCGAACTATTAACTCATATTATTGAAGAAGGAACGACAGAAATTGCAAAACGAGATCCCAACACACGTACTGAGCCATCTACTAAATAATGAAGAATACTGTCGTAGGGTAATACCATACATTCAGAAAGAATACTTTGACGGTTGTTACAAGATAGTATTCGATCTGATTGTAGGTTTTGTCGCAGTTAACAATAAACTACCAACCGGTAGAGTATTAGATATTGAGTTACAAAAAGTATCTGCTCCAGACCAAATGCTAAATGAGGCTGCTAATCTCATTAAAGAAATTGGCACTAAGACTGATTTAGATACTGAATATCTTATTGTTGAAACAGAAAAGTGGTGTAAAGATCGAGCGGTTTATCTTGCGATTATGGATTCTATTCAAATCATTGATGGCAAAGATACAGAAAGAAGCGAAGGTGCTATTCCTGATATTCTATCAACAGCCCTTGGTGTTTCATTTGATCAACAAATTGGTCATGATTATATCGATGATGCTGATGGTCGTTTTGAATTCTATAATAGTGTTGAAGAAAAGATACCATTTGATCTTGATTACTTTAATAAGATCACTAAAGGTGGTATTCCAAACAAAACGCTAAACGTTTGTCTTGCTGGTACTGGTGTAGGTAAATCATTGTTCATGTGTCATAACGCTGCTGCTGTTTTACAACAAGGCAAAAACGTATTATACATTACAATGGAAATGGCTGAAGAAAAGATTGCTGAACGTATTGATGCTAATCTTATGGATCTACCAATTCAACAGCTTGAAACATTATCTAAAGATGTGTTCTCTAAAAAGATTCAAAAGATTGCAACTGGTACTATTGGTAAACTAATCATTAAACAGTATCCTACAGGTAGCGCTCATTCGGGCCACTTTAGAGCATTGTTAAATGAAATGAAGATGAAAAAGAAGTTTATTCCTGATATGATCTATATTGATTATCTCAATATTTGTTCATCTTCTCGTATGAAAGCAATGGGTGGAAGTATCAATAGTTATACATACATTAAAGCTATTGCTGAAGAACTACGTGGTTTAGCTATTGAGTTTAATGTTCCAATTATGACAGCAACTCAAACTACACGATCTGGTTTTGGTAACACTGATGTTGGATTGGAAGATACTTCTGAATCGTTTGGTTTACCAGCTACGGCCGATTTAATGTTTGCTTTGATTGCTACTGAAGAATTAGATGAACTAAATCAGGTTATGGTTAAGCAGTTAAAAAATCGTTATAATGATGTAAGTAAATACAAAAGGTTCGTAATTGGTATTGATCGAGCTAGAATGAAGTTATATGATGTTGAAGAATCAGCTCAATCTGACATTATGTCTGATATGACTATCCCTGATAAACCAATTGCGACTTGGGGTAATAATGACAACAACAAAGACTCATTCGCAAACTTTAAAGTATAAGGAGAAACAATATGTTAAGTAAATTTATGAAAACACGTGGTGCTATCGGCACTGGTATTACAATCGGCCTTGTAGGTCTTGTTACTGGTTTTGTTCTATTTGATCCAGTACAGTTGGTAGTAAGTGTAACACTTATTGCTTGTGAAGTTCAACTTTGGCTTGAAAAAAAGGATTAATAGTAGATGTTTAATGTGAAACTTATGTCGTATAGTCAACCACCTGCACAAAGCGAATTTTCAAATGATCTTTTGCAGATGGTTGCTTATTGCGCTAGGGTATCTAATCCTAGTAATCAAAACAATGAAGCGACGTCTCAAAAGCTAGTAGAGTATTTGATTAAGCACAAACATTGGAGTCCATTAGAAATGGTATCTGTTTGTATGGAAATTGATACCACCAGGGATATTGCGCGACAGATTCTTCGTCATAGATCATTTTCATTCCAAGAGTTCTCTCAAAGATATGCAGATCCTACTAGAGATCTATCATTTGTAACTCGAGATGCTCGATTCCAAGATACAAAGAATCGACAAGCTAGTATTGATATTGACCAAACAAACGAAGTTCATCGTGGAATCAATGAAGACTTTAGAATGAAACAGATGTCTCTTATTCGTCAGAGCCGTGAAGTTTATGACTGGGCTATTGATAAAGGCATTGCTAAAGAACAAGCTCGAGCTGTATTGCCTGAAGGATTAACCAACTCTCGTATGTATGTCAATGGGACATTACGCTCATGGATTCACTATATTGATCTAAGAGCTGATAATGGAACTCAAAAAGAACACATGGAAATAGCTAAAGCATGTGGTGAGGTTATACACAATATATTCCCTTTAGATGGTCTCTTATAACTAAATGATCTAAATAAAAGTGAAATAAATGTTTACACACTCCTTTCTTTATGATATAATATACCTATATTAAATGATAAAGAAAGGAACTACATTATGATACAACTAGTTGAGAAAACCCAAGAATTACTGAATCTTATGCAAAATCAACTGCATACTAGGTACGAACATACAATCGAAACCACTCAATATATAATGGACGAAGGTAGGAATTACATTAAGCTAATTCAAGATAATGATGGTCGTCAAAGTGTTGTAGGTTTTGTAGTTAAAAAATCCCCCAAAGCAATCGATAACAAAACTAATGAAAGCTTTAAAGTTGGCGATATGCTGATGGCAAAAAGCTGGTCTGCTCCAGCTACAAACTTTGCTAGAGGTAATGTATTTGAAGAATTACCAATGAGACAACTTTGTCATGGACTTTAAGGAGAATATTATGAATCTAGAACAAATTATTAAAAGCCTAATAAAAGAAACTCTTACTGAAGAACAGGTAAGAGACATAGTTGGTGCACCAAGTCTTGAAGAATCTATAACCTGCGTATGCGGCGATCGACTTAATGAATGTAAAGAATCTTATCAACATATGACCCATGGAGTATAAAATGAGTAGATCAGATAGTTACCAATTTACAGCTGATGTTAATTCTGTAAACGATATGCTTTTAATTGAACAGGTTAGAAAATCTGTAAAGTCCATTAACAAAATTGCTAAACAAACTCAAATGTCACAGCAATATCGATATGATTCAGGTTGGTCTGATATAGAACCACAGCCTATATTTAGATATAGAGTTTGTTTAATGCCACGTGGAGCTCGTACAGTACACGCAATTGCTGATGGTCGTTCACCAAGAGCTTACGATTCAACTCTTCCAATCCGTCATGCCGAAAGACTAGATGTTTATATCCATACAGTATCTCAGGAGATTTGTTAATGTTAAGAGCCTTTAAAGAAGTTACTAATTGGGATGAATGTAAACATCCAGTTTTAAATCACACATATATCTTAAATGAACAAGGTCATTGTGTTGGATTTAGATCAACAATATCTAAACAGTATAAAGAATTTAGTAAACCTATGAAAGGCTTTTCGAAGTCGCGTAGAAAGTTTATTGAACTTAAACCAGTTGAAAAGTATATGGAGTCTGAAAATGTATAAGAGTACAGGTATTATAGTATTAGTTGCAGCGGTAATTAGTTTTATTTTAGGATCTATTTTGGGTTCAACATCGGTACAAAACTCTTGGCGTCTTGATGCAGCAAAAACATCATGTGCTCAATTTAATCCTCAGTATGGCCAATTCGAATGGTTAGAGGTTGTAGAATGAAATCCTTAGAATATTGGGTTGTAAGCTTTACTAAAGGTGATAAAGATCCATTGCATAAATACCTATTTGAAACTCAAAAAGAAGCTATCAAATTTAAAAATAGTATGAAATCTGAAGGCTATATCGCCTCAGTCGAAAAAAACGAGGAATTTGTTTAATGGAATATTTTATAATGCTATTTGGTATAGTAGGTGTTGGATATACATCATATATGATTGGGCTTCGTGATGGTGGAGCTAAAATGATTGATTCGCTTGAATTTCTTAAAATAATAGTTGTTGATGAAAATGACAATGTAGCGCCAAATAAGTCGTACGATTCTAAATAGTAAGAAAAAAAATATTATAAATAGTATTGTACATTTACCAAAAGGAGTGTTATAATACAATTATGAAAAGCTTTTTATCCACATTAGAACCAATTCGTGAAGCTGTTAGACTTGCTCCCAGCCAACTTAAAAAACCTAATGCTAATACAGGTGAAGCTCGTATTGACATTTTAGCGCGACTCATTAGAGATGGAATGCCACTTGAATTGGCCAAGGGTGGAACCTTTAAAGTAACTGAAATTGAAGATGCTTTAGCTCAGACTGAAATATTTAAAAAGTTAGGCCAGCCATTTAATCTCCATGGCAATGGTAAAACCATTAGTTCATCAGATCTTGGTAAGAGTAAAGTCTTCGGCGGAGGTGGTGGAGCCGGCGGTGGAACTCTTAATACCAAGATTACTGAAAGTCATCAATGCGTTATATGTCAGGCAATGCTTGATAATGGTATTCAAGAAGAAGACTTCTTTATACAAGAAGATATTCTTAAAGCTGCATATAAAAGAGTTTATGTTGATGCCTCATTTGAAGAAATACTAGGTGTGGAAGATGGTTGGTTCCACTCATCATATGAGTCTGCTAAGATCTTAGTCAAAGAAGGTTATATTAATAAGTCTCAAACATTCCATAGAAACAGTAAATTAATGAATACTGTTTACGCTTTTAAAAACGTAGCATATAAAAATTCAGATCAAAAACCAATTAAAGATGATAAGTGGAATCCTGGAGACTTCTGGGCTGTTGAAAAATCATTTAATCTTAAATCTCTTGATACAAGTTCAATTGCTGCTTATAATAAGTCACTACTACAAGCATTTGTTGATCGCCAATTGGTTGGTATATCCCTTAAGCTAGTCAAAAAGAAAGCAAAAGCTAAAGAATATAACATTAAACTCCCACCTGATACTGATGATCATAAGCTACTTAAAATACTTCTCCAAGGCGAAACTCGTGGAACTTTCTGGTCAAACAAGGGTGCTACTATTCTCTTTGACGAAGGTAAATTTGAATTAAGAGCTGGTTCAGCAGGTGGGGCTATCAAAGGTGAAATTGCTCTTAAAACTGCCAGAGGCGGCGGTGCTGGTTATGGCATTATGTCAGATGCTATGAAACTTGTATTTAGAAAGAAAATACCAGACAATGGTAAAATCAATCAACTAGCAAAGAAAATAGTTAAAGGTGATAAAAGATCAATTAAAGTATTTTTTGAACTGTATAATCATTTCTATAAGAATGATACGGTTGAAAACTTTGAAAAAGAATTATCACAAAAGGATGTTTATTGGGTTGGTTCTAAATTGGCATGTCTATATGTTGTATACAATGTTGATAAGAATACTGGAACCAAAGCTAATCGATGGCTAACTAAAATTATTAATTATGCTGGATCTAAATCGGAAGATTCAAGCGCGTACGTAAAGGTATACGAATAATGAAAGGCTTTAAAACACAATTGGCTGAAGCCGCAGGAAAGAACACCCACATGACTCATATTGAAGATTTGATCCTCGATGGTGGAGTTAAGGGAGCGCGCCAAGCTATACTCGCATTGAGATCATTGCGAGATATGCTATCCGGTAATGCAAAATCTGCAGTAGACGTC